CCTGAATTATTCTTGATGATGGCTGTTGGTTTTGCTTTAGATTCGCTGATTGGATGAGTTGAAGTCATCCAATCAGCATTTTATACGCTCATTCTTTGGAGTGCAAGCATTACTTAAAGTCGTACTCTCACGAAATACAGGAATAAAAAAAACGCAATTACCAACAAGTTGACAATTGCGTTTTCAATAAGTGACCCCGATGGGATTCTAACCCATGACCTTCAGAACCGGAATCTGAATTGCTATTCTGTATAGTTGGTTGATATTTATCCTTTTGTGATTTGAGTTTGTTTTTGGTTGTAAAACATTCGTGGAACAAATATGTTATTTCATGTTTTATAAAGTGATAAATTACCACATGCAAATATAGTATTTTATTTTGCAATAAAAACGTCCAACTTTTCAGCCGGACGTTTCTTTTTAGTAGTTTATCTCTCTATTTCAACTCCACATACTTCAAATAAGTAAAACTTGTGTTTGGATTCTTCGATAAAATATCAAGTTTTATTGCCTTTACGCCCCAACTCCACCACAAGAACTTATGCTTCGGAATTCTTGAAACTACAGTCGTAAGGCTATCTCTGGTATTTACCTTTAATAAAATAGAATCACCTTTGAAACACCCTGAAACGTCCGTCCATTGATCGGAGTAATTCAAACATTTAGTTGAATCGACATACTGAATCTTTGTGTTTATCACTGCGGAGGTTTGAGTTCCGACATTCGTCACATTCTGGACGTTTTTAAGCTTCAAATTCAGTGCTTCGATAGTTTTCAAGTCTTCGTGCCTATATCGCTTAAATTCGTCACTTGTGTAGACAAGAGAGTTTATTTTTGCAGCATTTAGATTGATTATAGAATCCTTTCCGTGAATATTTTTCAAACCAGTTTTGTAGGCAGCTTTGTAACTCGTGTAATTCGAGTTAAGAACCTCCACATTTGAACTCTGCCGAATGGCTTCTTTTTTCTCTTTCTGATACAAAGAATAAAAAGTCAATAACAAAATAGCTAAGATTGCTATCAATCCGAGCTTCCAGTGTTTTAAGATTAGTATCATGTTGTTTCGTTTTTAGTTTCGTGACTTTGTGCGATTAATCCAAGTGCAGTGAAGAATCCAAACACATACCAACTGTAATTTATAAACCACATAGGAGTTTTAACTCCAATCGTATCAGTACCCAATGCGACAACTATCGCACAAATCAATACACATGTGTTGCGAATCTTCTTCCACTTCTTAGGAGTTGGGTTGGTGAACGCAACCCACCATTGTTTTAGTTTTTTCATACCAGTTCTACAATTTTAGTTATTCCGTTCACATGAATATCTACAATCGCTTTCTTTCCGGATTCACTCAAAAGAAACTTGCAGTCTTTTTCGTTATCCATGAAAAGGTTCTCTGTCAGAATTGAAGCGCAATCAGTATCACGGAGTACAGCAAAGTTGCTATCGAAGTCAGGGTCTTTATCCGACCAATCACCGCGACCTTTTGCTGTCTTGCCTGCGAGGATTATTTCGGCTTCTTTCCAAATAACTGAAGCATATACGTCAGAAACGGACTGACCCAAGTAAGTATGATCTTCCCAGCCTTGAGCCTTTCCCTCTGCACTGGCATTCACATGGACTGAAACAAGAAGACAGTTTTTGCGACCAACCTGCTCCGACACTGCGTTCACTCTTTTACAACGAACATTCAAAGGAATATCATTTTCTTCAGGTACCAAGATTCTTGCATCAATACCTTTTGTTCTTAGTTGTTTTACAACTTCTTGAGCTATCTCTCTGGTATATTCCCATTCAAATAGCTGTGTTCCGTCGCCCCATTTTTTGGAACGCTTGCCTGGAGTTTCTTTTCCATGGCCGTTGTCAATTAGTACAATCATAATAATTTAGTTTAAAGTTGTTTTACTGACGTTATTTTTAATTAGGTTTGATATTGCTTTTACTTTGTCGTCTCCTAAAATACTTGCGATTTCAATCATTGTTTCGATTGTTTCGTGCGATACAAGTGCTTTTGATTTTCCTTTATCCAGATTCTCTCTTACACTTATGCCCTCGATAACAAGAAGTCCAATGACCCCAAGTATTGAAAAAACCGGAATATTGAATATTCCAAACAAAGGAACTATGCTTACAAGCGTAGTCAAATAGCTAAGCACAAAATCAAAAAGAAACCCAATGAATAGTAAATTCATATACTGTACGTCCTTTTGTATTGTCTGTCTTAACCCCCTTGAGGTTGTTTTAAAGCAACCCAGCCGTTTACTTGCATCAATACCAGTCTTCAGGTCGACTAAAGAGGCTACGAGAACCACAAGCCAAAGGATGAAAACAATAACTAATCTCATAAAGAATGCCGACATATCGCCAGCTAGCAAGGATGGAATGAATAATAACATGTCTTTAATTTTAAGCGTTTGATAATTTATTTTTGCGTGATGAAGATGTTATAATTTATTATTTGTATTTTTGCGATTATTAATTTAAAATTTATCCAAAATGAAAAAGTTATTATTTGTTGCCTTAGTGGCAATCGCTTTTATTTCTTGCGGGAAGGATGAAGTAAAAGGATTCAAACTTGATCCTAACGCAATGGTAAGTATTAAACCTACAGCGGGTGCTTGGAATGCTCCAATGAAAGTAATATCTACAACAGTGCACTTAAGTGCGCTTGATATTGTAAAACAAGCTAACGGAATGACATTTCAAAATATTCCAATGTTTGGAAATCAATCTGTAGATGTTGGATTTGGAAGCTCTCAACGTGATACTATTTCTAACCCACCGGCATTGAAATTTTGGGCCACACAGATAATTGACCAATTCGGGGTTCTTGATACAACATTTATAACTTCTACTGATTGTGTGCTTTGCCGTCCTTTGTTAGGCAAAAGAGATACAGTAGGATATGTTCCAAATTCAGTTTTAAGATCAGCTGAAAAACAGATAAAATTAGCTTACAAAACTTTTGACAACGAAGCAGTTTATAGACTTTTCAATGATGCATTCACATTCGTACCTATTACAGGAACTGAATGGAGAGAATTAAAAAGAATCAATCAACAATAGCATTTTAAAAGAGCCGATAACGTTATCGGCTCTTTTTTTTTGTTTAATTTGCCCCGTAAATTGTATAGTCAAATGCAGCATCAGTCAGAGTTCCTGACATGTTTCTAATTGTTACCGTAAACGTATTTGTGCCCCTGCTCGTTACCCTAGCTATGACATTATCGGCCAAGCATGTCAATTGAACTGTGTAATTAGCTCCTCCCAAATGAGGAACGTAATAAATACCTGTACCTCCCTTTGTTACATAGACAGTATCTAAACATTTCTTTGCACCCCACTTATTAGAATGGGTTGAACCACTCGCAACGCTCCCAGTAGCAAGTACCCCTGGCGAATCGGTGAATCCTTTCTCAAACTTTCCAACTCCTTGTTTGAAATAGAAGTACTCAGTTGCATTGTAGTACATAAAGAATCCGTCATTAGCCATTTCCAAACGAGTAATTCCACCTTGATACTCCATCCATGCATTAGAATCAGAAACTACCACTATATCGGCAGATGTTTGACCAATAAAGTTAACACCCACTTGAAACGTGTACTTCACAAGATATGTGCCTGCTGATAAGTAAACATTGGCACCATCTAGGTAATTCGTTGCAACAAGACTTCCTCCGCTATTATATACTTTCACCATTTGAATGAAATCGCTAATCTCAATACCGTCAGGAGGAGATGCTGAAACTGTATCTATTATCTGAGCATGAAATTTTACATTTGTATTTGATGGTATTGATAGATAACCTGTAACTGTATAATATACTGTATCGACAAATAAGTCGTTGTGAAAATCATTTACAACTCCTCCAATTACACCACTTGTATTGAATTCTAATGCACACCGTACCCAATTGGCATTTACAAGCGAATCAAGCGTTGGTAATACCCCGGTATGTAATCGCACCTTTTCGGTATTATTTGCATAACCTACTAATGCACCATTCTCAATCATGAAGTTACCAAACTGACCTGAAAACGCTTTTAGATTTCCATATCTGTCTACTGAGAAATTAGCATTACTTGCATTCGGTGCTCCCGACCATATCGGATATTGTGCCCCTGCAAGTCCATTCATACCCGCCATTACATTGCCGTTTTCATCCGTAACAGCCATTACGTTACCGAGGACTAAACCGCCATTGATTGAGGCTGATCCTTTGATTGCGTTTTTTACGTAGTCATCTTCGACTGCCATTTTCCAATCAGTTGCCCTATTTCCTCTCTCTAACTGTACATTTGCAAAATAAATCGGATTAGAATCCCCATCTGGCAAATAAAAGTAGAAATTTTGGCTATCAATTTGGTCAGCACTTGCAGCCCATGTATATGTACACTTATTCCAAGATGTCGACAATGCAAAAGATTTATTAAGCGACAATCCAATTCCTATAGGATTACCTGAATCATAACCAACCCCTACAAATGTAATTACGACAGGCGTTGTAGCTTTTGAGTAAAATGAGAATGTCAATAGTTCGCCTTGTTTTATACCTGCAAATATTGGTTGTCCTAATCTAATGTTTGATGAAACCCTTAGTGCTTTTCCAAATCTTGAATCATTAATAACCTCTCTGATAGTTCCACCTCCAAAACTTCCACCAACATTGAACAGTCCATTTGAATAGTCACCATTTCGGTATAAATTTCTACCGCCAACCTGTAGATTATCAACAGTACTTTGAGCAGCAATAGCTAAATCCTTTCCCTTAGTTGCAATAGAGTTCAATAAATTTGTTCTCTCTGTATAATAACTATTGAATCTAACCCTCAATACCGAACCGTTACCATTTCCAAGAGCCCATGACGTAGTAACATCGTTTAGATTTGAACCAATAAATGTATTTAGTGCATCGTATGCATTCGAATATGCAGTTGTCGGAATAGCAAATGTGTATGCTTGACTTAGATTTAACGGCTTCTCTGTTACGATTACAAGCCATTCCTTTAATAACGCAGGTTTCTCGGACGGTGAAATAATATCATCGCTTGCCATATCTGCTATTAATGAAATAGCCGTAGCTGCTGCACTCACGGCTGAATTTGCTGTCGATTGTGCTGCATTAGCTACTGCGGTTGCACTCGCTTGTGCTGCATTTGCTTTACTTGTAGCATCAGCCGAAGCGGTGTTTATTGCGTTTGATTGTGCCGTAGATGCAGCATTATTTGCTAGACTATCTAAGTTACTTTGTATTGACTTATTTGCCAACTCTAATTTGCTCTTGTAAGACGAATAAGACGAATCCCAAGCAGAATATTTATTGTCAACATCTGCTTTCTCTGATACGGTCGTTTTGCCGTCAGCAATTGCATTATTGATCGAAGCTAATAGATTGTCTTTTGCTCCCGACATTGTGACTTTAGCATTTAGCAAGTCAGTTTTTGCAGAACCAATTAAATAGGAATTAGAATAAATAACATTATACCCTGCAACTAGGTCGTTAAAGTCCTTAGTTACCTGATTTTTATATTTTTCAATTGCCTGCGCTTCGGATGTTGATATCACCCCATCCTTAAACGAACCATCAACGTAAGTGTTTAAACTTGATACACTTGAATTAGCAGCATTTGCGGTTGATTGAGCATTGTCTGCAGCTTGTTTTGCTTCTGTAATTTTTATTTCAAAATCTTCTTTTGCAGGGTTGTAATCAGTTGCCTTATTCCCAATCTCAAATTGTATATTAGTAATATATAACGGGTTAGAATCGTCTTGCGTTGATAAAATATACAACGTTTCACCATCAAACTCATCGTTAATAGCTTTCTGCGTAGACGTAAACCTCTGCCAACTAGACGAAATGGGAACGAAAGAGTTATCCATCATTACTCTAGATGCATTATCGTTTCCAATACCTGAAAAACCAATTCCACCACTTATGGGGGTTGTCGATTTTATCCAAAATGATATTGTAACAAAATCACCTGCTTTAATCCCTCCAAGGACAAGACCTCTAAATCTAGTATGTGCGCTAAACTTGAATGCATGTCCAAATACTGAATCAGTAACAACCTCTCTAATTGTTCCAGGACTGAAAACATCACCAACACCAACTAACCCATTTGAAAAATTTCCATTCTGATACAAATTTCTACCACCAATAACCAAATTATTTACAGCAGTATCATCAGTATATTTCACGGCTTTAATCCAATCACCCGAAACGAAACTACCCGAAGAACGTGCAGTTGTACACTTATACAAATCTCCATTATTCAGCCACAAATCAGCTGCTAAATAAGGCGTAGTAGGTTGTGAATCGAATACAGTTCTCTTGCCATTTGCAATAGCTGTAGCCGTACCTGCTGCTGTTAGTGCTTGTTGTGTTGCAGTGTCGGCAATAACTCCCCATTCCCATGCAGATGTTGAGCCATTATACTGAAATCTCCAACATTTACCGTTGGAAGTATTTGTGTAAGTATCATTCGCATGTTGATTGCGTATCGTTTCGGTTGTCCACTCAGATGCGGGTGAATTTGTCAGCAACGCATCTACCTGTCTGAACCACGATATGATCTGACCGTCAATTTGTGCTTGCTTATCTGCTCCTACCACATCAGCATAGTTTTTTGCTTCTAAATAGGCTGCATTGGCCTTATTGGTTGCATCGGTTGCAGCTGTGCTTATTGCAGTGTCTTTTGCAGTATTAGCCTTAGTTGTAGCATCGTTATAAGCGAGTTGAACGGCTTCTGATTTTGCATCAGCGATACCGGCTCCAACTTCTTTGTAGGTTTCACCGGATTTAAACAGCACATGCGCTGCAAGCTCCATTTGCTTTGTAGTGGAATTGTATTTGAAGTAAGATGATAGGTTTCTATCCCCAATAAACAAATCGCCATACAGACGCATCATTGTTTTCCATTCCGAATTGTCGTAAACTCGTCCAATTTCTATCGCGTTCTTATCAATCAGGTTATAGCTATTTACACCCTGATAAAACGTTTGTTTTCCACCGTCCACTACATTGACCTCTATAAGCGATTGGCGAGCCGTATTGGTTCTATTACCAAACTGAACTACCTGATCACCAATGGAAGCATTTAGCGTTCCGTCAATATCTGTTTTACTGATTCGAATATAATCGGCACCAATGGATGTAACACGGCTCATGTAGTATTTAATCATGGTCATACCACTGAGCTGTTGACAGCGTATTTGGTCATCAACTACAAATTGATTGGTAATCTGTCCGTTTTTGGTGTCGAAATTAAGTTGTAAATAGCTTCCACCATCTGCAACAGATAGCACTTCAAGATTGGCAGCCGAATATACCATTATTCCGCCCTGAAAGCGTATTTGATTTATTTGAACTTCGCTGAAGTATGCTGTTTTTCGTACAGTCATAATATCGGCTTCAATAACCGTATTACCCTGTTCATCTTCGTAGATAGCAGCACCAGCTCCCGCAAATTTATCTTGTACAAAATCGGGTGTTGCAAGATCGCGAACTACCGCCCCTTTTTGAAAGGTAATGCGTTCGGCTGCCGTATCAGGTTCTTTGGCGCTCAAAAACTCACTCTTTGAACGCAACGAAGACATTACGTTATTATCGCTAGCAGGTCGAGCATCGTAGTTCTGAAGTATATCCACATTCCCAACTCCGGCAAGCCCTGTTTGTACAGTAGTTTGAAGCGATGACAATGCGCCCTCGACTTTCTTTTCCCACTTTTCATCGAGGTAATTTGAAACCGTGGCACTAATCTTACCAGTGTACAAGTTCTTTTCAAGCGAAGCAATACGAAGAAGCGATTCAATGTTCTTTTGTGGTATTTTGATAGTCACTAAATCGCCGGCTTTCAAGTCGGTTTTTCCTCGCATCCATCGGTTATCTATCTGCACATCGAATTTAATACGCTTACGGCTGTAGAACGATAGCCAGTCAGTTGCTTTTAGGCGTAGTTTTGCGATAGCGTTATTCACGTAGGTTGCAGGCATAATCACACCTGTAAAGTTGAATTTATCGCCTGCCTTTGCCTTTTTCAGCGCACTTGGAACAGTCGGTTTATTTCCGGCAGCATCGGCCAGCGCTGTTTCATCTTTTTGCTCTATGAGGGTTAGTTTCTTGAGCGTATTATTCCACTGAAATTCGAACGAGCAACCCATCAAATCACCGGTCAGGAAATTTACACGTGCTTCGCTTCCAACGGCTATATCAGTTAGATTAAAATCAATATCATTGCAAATAATTTCAGCGCTATTGGCACCTCCTACACTGGTTATTGATCCCAAAAAGAATGGGAATATATCTTCGAAAACAACACGTTTTTCAACGATCCGTTTTATTTCACTTGTATTTTCTAAATATAGTTCGGGTAGCTTCAAATAACCCTGTTCGTCGGCATTGGCATTCGGAACGTTTTTATTCCCACCCACAGGATAAATGCGGGTAATGGTATCGCCCTTATCAACGTTTTGTTTGGTAACTTCATACAATCCGTTTCCCTTGCCTTGAATAAATGTCAACCCGGTTGCATTTTCTATGCGTTCAACATAGTTTATTTCCTTGTTAGCAAGTAAGAATTCAACGTTGAATTCGGTAGATAGCGTTGTAAGCACATCCCTACAACTCATAGAGCTAAACGAAATGTTTTTATAGTCAGTATCAACAATGCTTCCACGTGTCCAACCGGTGTCTATCCCCAAGGGGTTAGCAACTGTTTTATTTGTATTCCAAACAACAATATCAACGAAATCAATGAGCTTTCCGGTAAGTTGAAAAGTAGAAGCTCCTGTAAGTGGGTTGGTTATCAATTTATCGAGAAGCGTGTACAACGGATGTTCGAAAATAAGATCGTACACCCATTCGACATCCGATTTTTGGGTAAACTCATCATCTCGATTCAACGTATAATTCACTCCATTGTATTTCAGATAATCACCGGTTTGAATATCTAGCTCGGCCTCGGCAACAATTCCGATTTGAACCTCCAAAACACCCATGATAGCCTCTTTGTATGTTGCGCTTTTTTCTGAAATATAGCAACATACTATTTCAATATCGTTTACCAATCTATAAATACTAATCATTGAGTGATGCTTTTAGAGTGAATTTTAGCAGATTATCAGCTACAAACTGCGCCTTAAACCCTTCTTTAAAATATAGCTGAACACTTGAATTGTCAGGGAGTATCAATGTTCTAAACCCTGATTTGTAGCAGAGAGAATGCAGTTGGCAGATGTTAGTGTACAGCTGGGCAATACTGTCGGCTTTTGCAAAACAGGTTAGCGTAATGCTTCGAAGTTCCCGGTACTGTGCTTTAGTGTACAATTCAGTAGTGCTTATCTCAATACGGTTGGCAATGTCGCGAAGTCCTTCCGTTTTTGAAATCGTAAGTCCAAAATCGGCTTGTAGATTATAATTATCCAGTCGAAAGGATCCTGAATTAGATGCAATTACTGTCAATGGTTTAAAAATATATGCATCTTGCCAAAAATTAGCGGAAATAGTAGCTACCAAATCATATTCAACCACTTTTATATCCGATCGGCAAATAACATTGAAACTATCATAATCGAATGATAATACAGTACAGCTAATACAGGCCGTTTTAAAGGCGTTTATTAGATTTACAAGGGTTTGCTTGTCTGAGGCATGAATAACGACGTTTAGCCCCAATTCCCGCCCATCTAGCTCTATATCTTCGGCGCTTACAAATGGCTCGATAGAAGTTCCCCAATTATACTCGGTTTGGCCTTTACGCTTTGGCATATCAAAAATACCTTCAAGAGCAATGCCCGGACCTTTAGTCACCGGCATTGCTCCGAAAGTAAGTATATCCACATTGTTGAGTTTATAGCTCATATGTTTCTCTATTTTTTATGTTTAGTTTGGTTTCTCCACGAGTAGTGGCATTCGAATACAAGTTCACGATCACACGTGCGTTTTCGGTGGCTGTAACGAAGACCTGAGCATCGTCTAGGGCATCAATCACAACAAATGCATTCCCCGAAGCTTTGACAATCAAAAACGCTTTGTGCTTAGCATAAATACGAGATACAGCGTAATCGGTAAGCGTAACCTCAAAATCACACTTACCAAGTAAAACCAATCTTTCAGGATTTCGAACCACACGTTTTCGGTCAACGAATACACCTTGTTGAAGAAGATCTTCCTGATACTTTTTCATGTATTCTAAACATGGGAAATTAGTTGCCAGGCAAAAATCTATTCTATCGTAGAATGTTTTAATCAGATCCTCGATTGTTTTTGACTTTTTCAATTGCTTACGGCCATCGGTACACCCTTTGAGTGCTTTCGATTCTTCTATCAAATAGTTTAGTTCCATAGTTTATCCCCTGCTTCGGGTTCCTTTAGTATTATTATTAATTGCTGTTAGTTCATCTTTCAATTCTTTAATTGAATCGCTAAGGCCATCTGTATTATCGGCTGATCTTTTCGTATTAAGCTCTATCTTACGAGTATTTTCCATAATTACTCCAACCGAAGCGCTTATATCAACCGTTTTGGCCTGATCCACTTTATTGCCATACAAAAGCCATTCTTTGATCGAACGAATATCGAGCGAAGTCATCGTCCAAAGTCCAACAAGCTGTGAAGCTGTTGCCTCGGTAGTAGCTGCAGAAAGTTGTCCGGTTACGCCTGATTTTTTCGAATCTTCCAAATACGGGTCGAGTGCGTTTTTATATTGAGCCGCTTTGGCGTCGAGTGCGTTGGTAAGTACGTCAATAGCTGCCTGCTCTGATTGGGAGATAGTGCCATCTTCCATGGCCGAAGCTATGGAGTTCATAATTCCGGTAACTTCCGGTTGAAGCTTATTTTTAAGTTGATCTATCAAAGCGGTTTTTATCCAACCTCTTACAACTTCAAATGATTTCTTTGCCTGATCTTCTCCACTACTCCACACATCTGCATAAGCATTGGCGAGTGAGTCAATAGCAGACATTACATCGGTACCGGTTAGTGCTTCGATATACGAATCTTTTAGCTCCTCAATCTTTTTCTTATTTGCATCGATTGTATCCTCGTAATTAGCAATTGCTCCACTATCCACTTTTTTCTTTGAATTCTCAGCAGTGATTTGTTTTGCAATTGCCTCGTTTTGAGCTTTCAGATTTTCCATTTCGGAAGTTACCAACTGAGCCTTTGTTGTCGAAAATGCTTTAGTGATTGAATCCTCCAAATCATCATACGATTTCTTCAGCGAATCGATAAGCCCCTGTTGTTTCTTAATCTCCTTTTCAGCCGCCTTTGTTTTTGAGTCGAAAAGTTTAAACCCATTGACAAGCATATCAACAGAACCCTGAATAATTTGCATAGGATTTCCCGAAGCAATACCCATGGCAAGGGTGGCAGCTCCGCCAACCATTCCCATCACTTCATCAGCCGTTTTTTTCTGATCGTCGGTAAGCATACCTAAATCACTCAACCCACCAACAACAGATCCGAGTATCTGCTGAACACCATTCAAAGCAGCACCGGCAGCGCCAGCCATCGAAGCGGTAGCACTTGCAGCCTCAGTTTCTAGTTTTGCTAAATCGGCTGTTGATGTTTTAGGGTCAAGTTGTCCCGCTTTTAAAGCTGCGCCGGCTTTTGTATTACCCGAAATAGCATTACCAAGTTGGGCAAATGGATTATTTTGGTTTTTATTTCCGGCAACAGTCGTTTGAGCTGAATTAATATCAGCAAGCATTTTCTTTGCAGTTTCAGAAGACAGTTTTCCGGCAGCTTCTTCGGCTACTATCCTGGCCTTGATATCAGCAATAAGTTTTTCTGTAGTTTCTTTCGAAGCCTGTAGTTTATCATTGGTAGCAGCTTTGTAAAGGTCAGTTTCTTGAATTTTAGCGGCTGTAAGTTCGCTTATTTTTTTGTCGCGTTCCATCGTGGCAATCCCGGCAGCAGCTAGTTCTCCACTCTGCACTAGTTTTACAATATCTTCGTTGTAATTAGTTTCAACCTTTACACGCTCATCGGCATACTGCAAAGCGATTTTAGCCATTTCTTCACCCCATAATCTTGTGGCTTCGGCTTTCTTTTCGCCATAGGCGTTTACTATATTAAGTTCGGCAGCACCTAGTTTAGACCCTAATTCATGCTTAGGGTCTATCGTGTTAAGCGATGATTTAATATCACCCGAATCAGTAGAAAGGGGTTTAAAATTCTTATCACCACGGTGAGCTTTGTTATACGCATCAATTATTGAAACCTCTTTATCAGTGACTTTTTGTACCTCTTCGTTTTTTTCAAGCTCAATTTGTGCAAGTCGTGTTTGAAGATTATCTTCCGAATTTTTAAGCAGAAGATTGGCTGTTTGGTTTTGTAAATCCAACAATAAACCCTGTAAGTCTTGTTTAGCATTGTACTCTCCGTCTCCCTCTCTTTGAGCTTGCCTTTCGGCAGCAATGCGTGCTTTCTTCTCAGCAGCTAAACGTGCTTTAAGTTGAGCCGGAGTTTCTGAAACAGTAGGTTTTTCTTTTACTACCGATTGAGTAGTAGCAGATCCAAATTTTACTTCAGCGTCTTTCTGAACTTCTGTAAATAGTCCTTTTGCTTGCTTTGCCTTTCCAAGTAGATTCTTTAGTTCATTATCCACATAAGTAGTAGTTCCACCAAACTGACCTTGTTGTTGATAAACTGTTTCGTCAAATAATTTCAGAAATGATTCTTTTACTGATCCACCATTTTGAATTACGCCCTTAATTTGAGCTAAAAGTTCCAATGATTGTTTGCTGTCTTTCCCAAATTTAGCATCAATAAGAGCTTTTACTTTTGCGGTAACGTCTCCTTGTGTTTTTGCCAAATCATTTGAAGCGTCAGCCGTAGCCGTTGTCATAGCTCGTGCTCGTGCTGACTTTATTATTTCCTCGGTAATGGTTCGCTGAGCAAGTGCAACGTTATTCAACGCCGTTTTTTCATCGCCTAAGCCTTTCAGATATTGGCCGTATTGCGACATAATAGCATCCTTGGCACTCTTATACTCCTCAGTGCCTTTTTTAGCCGCTTTGAGCCTAGCAAATAGAGTATCGACCTGTATTACCTCCCCACGGATAGACGTTTCTGTATTTTGAGCCGTTTCGTTTAGTTTTTCGTGGGCTTTTTGTGCTTCTGTTGTACGAGTAGCTAAATAATAAATTCCTCCGGCCAATGCAGCTATCGCAACTGCAGCAGCAACGTAAGGGTTAGTAAGCATTGTTTTGTTGAGTAAACTTTGAGCAGCTGTACGAACTTCCAATGCTGATATTTCGGCAATTTCGGAGGCGGTAAGCGTTACGTTTGCAGCAATAAGGCCACCATTAGCAGCAACGGCCAACGCTTTGTTGGCAATGCTTACCTGTTCGGCTACATTGGCAATGATAAGCCCGGCTCTGTACGCTCCATAAGTACCAACTAGGCCAATAATTACTTTACCTACTGTTTCGTAGTTCTCAATGAGTAATGAACCCATACCTACAGCATCATAAAGTACACCTTTGTTAGCTGTACCCATTTCGTTATACATCATTGCTAGTTTATCCTCAAGGTTAGAAATCTCACCTGTGAGGCTTTCGGATATTTTCGCATTTGCTCCGGTAACACCTTTCAAGTCACCAAGAGAAAGGATATACTTTTGAATTGCTGAGTTGGTGTTATCAACTGTAGTTTGTTGTTCTTTGAACGAGAATGTAACTTTATCACCATTGGCCGATGCTTTGATACCAAACTCTTTCAATCGTTCGAACTGTCCGGTTTGTGCGTCGAGAAGCGCTTCTGCAAGTTGGTCGAATGATTTACCGGTGGAGCTGGCAAGGTCGCCAAGTTTTACAAGTTCTTCACGAGTTGGAACAAAGCCCTGGTTAGCCATTTTTATAAAGGCAGCTGTCACCTCATCCAATTGAAATGGAGTTGTAGCAGCAAACTGAGCTATCATGTCAAGCGCATCGTTTCCGGCATCGTTTCCAAGCGTATTGCGAAGTACGATTCCGAACTTCTCAAACTTGGCTGTAGTATCAAGAATATCCTTTCCTAGCATACCGAGCGCAGCGGTACCACCAATAGCACCGAGCGCAGTACCTACACCGACAAAACTATCTTTCATTTTATCGCCCTCTTTAACGGCATCTGTGCTAAAGCTCTTGATTATATTTGAGGCTTCTTTTGCGTCATTTCGTAGCCCGGAATTGTCTATTCCACTGGCGAAAAACAATGCTCCATCTTGATTTTGTATACCCATTTTTCAGCGTTTATACTAAAATATAATTGCACAAAAAAAGTCCTCGTTTCACAACGAAGACTTTTTTTGTGCAATTTAAACTCAAACTATGAAATCACACATCATTTTTGACAAAATCATCATTCAAATAACCACTAATTTTATATCGTATCGGCTTACCGTAATCATTCAATGATAGAATACTGTATTTGTTTAAGCCAATTTTACTGTAACTACATAAACCATAATCAGGGTTTCGATAGGCATCGACAAAGGCAATTTTTTGCACAATAAGCTTTTCGAATGGCATGATATCGGTCTGTACTTGCACTACCTGAGTAGTAAGGTTAGAAACGATAGCGTTTGCCTGAATTTGGTAATCATGTTGCTGTACTCCGAAAATCTGCAACTGGTCTGTTTGGTGGTAAGTACCACTCGCATTCGTAGCCATGAATCCAATCAGCGCTACGCAAATCAATAAAAATCTTTTCATAAATTTTTGTTTTAAATGAATAATAGAAAATTCAATAAGTTACTATGGACTTTAAAATATAAACGTTTACAGTTTGTCTGCATGTTGGCAGTATTTCTGCGGGGATTCCTATTCGGTTACGTTTACCGAAAATAATATCCAGTTAGCTTAAGTGATCAGCTTCAACTAAACTTCAACTACTTTCAAAATCCCCTTTCTCTTTTGGTTTGAGCCTCTTAACGGATTCGAACCGCCGACCTACTCAATGATGATACAAGGGCATTTTATGCAGATTGTACCGCTCATTGAATTGCTCTACCAACTGAGCTAAAAAGGCAACTACAAATAAAAATATAAATCAAAAACACGTTTACTTCATTATCAAAATAGCACCGACCGCACCAACTACACCATACACCCACTTCTCAGCCTTTTTGAAGATGCTTTCTTTCTTGTTGAGAGCTTTATTTTGTACGGCAATAGTATTATCCTTTGTAGCAATCAATCGCACTTTACTCGCGATAATGGTATCTTTAATTACAATTTGCTGCTCACCCAAGTACAATCGCCGGCTGTAGCTTTCTGCCTCAATGTTTAGATTTAGATTTGTGCTGTCAAGTGCAACATTTTCAGACCTTAGCGAATCATTAGCTTGCCTGTATGCATCTAAAAACGGTTTGCAATCTTCACCAGCGTACTGTGCCAAGCTGTCAGCTCTATTTTTCTGTTTAGTCGCAGAAATTCCACGCTTATTTGCGATTTGCTCCCAATACACTGCACTGGTTCGTGCGGCAACTGTTTTCTTTGCCTCTTGGGCTTTCACGCTGTCAATCTCAGCGTTTTTCTTCCAAAGTTCAGCCGTTTGTACAGAATCAACTATAGAAGCTCTGAAATCGGCTGCAATGGCGTTATCTACTTTTGCCGTTACTTTGGCTTTAGAGCAACTATCCATGTGAATAGTGCCGAATCCAATTGCAAATGCAATTACGAATAGTGCGCCAATAATTATTTTTGTCTTGTAGGCGTTGAATAAATTCTTCATGATTATTTATCTTTTAAAAATTCAGTAACTAAATCAATTGCTTTCCCGATCTCTTTAGGGTCAGGATGTTCCATTTCAGCGCCACGTCTCCAATTATTGTAATTAATCAGTATTTCTCTGGCTTGTTGAATTGTCATACGTTCAAATTTTTAAGCAGTTTTACAATACGTTCGTCAGGATAAAGATCCGATTTATCAGCTCTAAAGTTGGAATGAGAATATACGCCAGAAATACCTTGCAATGCATCAAAACTAACATCGAAATTGCCGTCCTTAAGTCCATTATTTTCAATGCCGTTAGCTTTCATGAGAATAGGAAGCAACTCGGCTAATGCTTGAATTTGAGCAAACGAATAGCGTTGAAAGTATTTAAACCCTCTCCAATTGCATTTCACCACTTCAAGTGTGTTGCTGATCGGTTTTCCGTAGGCATTGAAATACACACCGTCCTTTTCGGTAAGCCCGCCCCAACAATCCAATTCAATACCAATCGAATGCTTATTAAGTAGCAGATTACGTTCTGCAAAATCCTCAAATTTCATTTTCTTCAAATCGGCTTCTTTTACGCCAAGGTGATGCGCCCATTGATTTGATGGAAAGCACTTGTTTATAGTTCCGTCAATGCCAATTATAGCATAGGTAGCAATGCGAGCTGTATCTGATTTCCACGAGTCCATATCACCAATGGCCGACTCCGGGTTACTTACAGTATGGTGCAATACGATTTGATTTTTTACCTCAACTACTGGGTAGTACTGACTTTTGTCAATAGGTGTTTCTTTGATTTTCATGATTATTCTTTGGTTAGTTTGGCAGTTCCGGCTATTGCTACACACGCTGCAACGACATAGCCAAGTACACTGATTAGGGTTTGATTGAGGTTGAGCGACATGGTGCCGTTAGTGACAAGTACTGCAGCAGCAGAACCCCCAACCGAAAGCGCATAGTCTTTCAACTTTTTGAAGAAAGCGGGCGATTTTGCTTTCCAACGTTCTATAAAAATGTTAGTTTTTTTCATTTTTCAATCCGATATATTGTTTTAAACTAGAAAATATCTGTGTTGTAAGCACTTCGTATATCAATGATATGGGTTGCGACTTCGGCCAATACAGTTTTGCGTTCCGAAATGTATTTGTGAGATAGTAGTAAGAAACTACATAGGTAATGGCATTAATTCCTTTCTTCCCTAGCCATTCGTCACCCATAAGTCGTGGAATAAGGTAAATAAATAGGGCTGCCATCCCGAAAAAGCCAATTTGTTTAATCGAATCAAAAGCCTTCGTAATACTAAACTCTGTGTTATTCGCTTTTTTATCGGTTTTCATTCCCATTAAGAAATTTCCTAACCACGATATAAAAAGGACTATGAAAACATAATATATCGGACTAATTATAGCTAATGCTGTTATCCACACCGAATACAGAAAGGATTTTAATACGTTATCCCAGTACAGATCGAGGTTCATAGGCGTTTACAACTTAAAAGGTGAATTTATTTTACTTTAAAATATAGTTTCTCATTTTTTTTGAATATATTTTACTTGAAAATCAATCTATGAGTGTACAATTTCTTTTTCAACTGGAAGCCGATACGATTACCGAAAAGCCGGTGCGTATTCCTTTCGATTTTCCCGACAAATCGAGCGTCCCTGAAGGGCAAGTAATCGATGATATTATAACTATCAATCCACTAACCACCCGCACATGGTTCGCCATCAAACCGCTGATACTGCGAATTGAAAAAGAAGATTTTGAAGCGTTGCTGGAAGCGGAAGGAAAGGTTATCCCGGAGTATGATTTAATTCAGCTAATGGCAAAATATGACGAACTACTATTTGATATTATCTGCATTGGCATACACAATAAAAAAACGGATCCACCGGCATGGTTTCGGGAAGTGCTGAAAGACAATAGTATTTGGAAGGATATTTATATTTTGCTGAATGCCGTATTGTACCGGGTCGGTTACAACCCTTTTTACAACTCTATCACGACATTGAGGAACGTGAGTCCATTGACAGAGCCGGAGTTAATAGCCGCTCAAAAAAACCTCGAAAGCTGGACCAACCAGTAAGTATGTTTATGTTTTTAGTGAACTGTAACGAAGCATTTGGATATACCCATGAACAAACGTTGGATAGCAGTTACTCACTTCTTCAGTGTATGTTGTCAGAATATAGCTACATGTGGAACGAACGCAATGCCGACACTAATACTGAAAATGGAGAAATAGAAGGCAAAGACTTTGAATGGGTAGAGCTACCCGATTTCAATGATCCAACCAAAACGAATCGATACAAGAAATACAAAGATGTTGGTGGCCGAATAGGCAATTCCAATAACTAAAAAAATCCTCTGCAAATAGTTTGCAGAGTATTTTTTGTTTAATGATTTACGTTTACACTGCAGCCAACACTTCTCTCGAAAAAGCAGGCTTTACAATTCCAGCGGCTGTAATAGCAGCATTTTTGTACCAGCGCACTAAAAGTAATTCGGGTTTATCAGAACCCGGTGCTTGGCTAATCTTAGCCATTACCCTTGCGTTTACAATAGTATAAACGACTTTAGTACCTTTATGTACCTGAGTTTCGCATTGGAATGTTTTACTGATATCAGGAACAGTTGTAGGTTCGAACCAAATATCTTTTGGACTACCTTCTGTACCTGTATCATGGATTCCACCTGCTAAAATGGCAATTAAATCATTGCTTGGACTAACATAAGCGCACTCAATAAAATCGGTTGTGTCTTTTACAAACGTTGAATAGTAGGGGTCATTACTTCCCTCTTGATCAATCTTGACCTCTTTGGGGTCAGAAAAATTGAATACAACCGAACCTTTGAATGGTAATGGAAGATCGACTAAAGTAGTCGCTGCAACTCCATCTCCGGGAGTGCCATAACGCGTAGCAGCTACGCCCATGGCGATTGGTTTTACTTCTGGCATAATTTTTTATTTATCTGTTGAAATTAATACTCTTATATTGATACAATCAAATCCTTGTTTAGCTTCCGGTATCCTGGCACTGAATGATATTTCAGGCGATAAATACTTTCCACTAACATTGGTTAGGCCATCTAAGGCAGTTCGAACAGCACGCTTTACTGTTTTCATTTTAGCACGATCAACCATTCCATTATCGGCAAGCTTAATGAAGATATTGATGTTTACCGGAACTACGTTGATATAGTCAAGTTCATTGAACTGAAGATTGTTTATCACAATGTGATTAGTTGTTTCTCCAGTCTTAGAACTGTCTTTATAAACTATAAGTCCTGTATTTGCTGCGTTCACAACATTGTAAACAGCATCTATTACATCGAATTCATCCATTATACTCCTGCTTTTTTAAATACTGATTGAATGGCTTTTTTCATCCACTGTTCGGTTTGAATACTTGCACCGGTGATAACGTCAAGCCCTTCCATTGCTTCCACAAAAACTGAATAATTCATCCCGGCAACACCAATCAGAACCATTCCATTATTGTAGGATTTTGCAACTTCTTTGGCAATTCTATTACCGTTTTCAATACCCTTATCCCCTTCGGTACCTTTACCTGATTTCTGAAAATTAGAATCCAGTATTGTACCATCTGAAACAATGATATATCCAATGGAGCTTCTAAGGTTTCCGGTTTGATCCTTGTAGTTTCCTTGCTCGCGAGCAAGCTTTACAAATTGCTCTCCGGCAGCTTGAAGTAATGTATAGATTTTTGCATTTGCCTTTTTCTGAAAAATTGAAGTCCAACGATCTAAATCACTACTCGAAAACAATGGATCAAGGTTCATACGCTAATAACTGAATGGGTTTGATACGGAGTCCAGCATATAATCGGCTTGCTTACACCAATTGCAGTTATTTCGATTTTCAAAACTCCTGGAACTGGCTTTTCTTTGGTGTAGAACTCGCCCTGTACAATTACTTCATTTCCGGCTGCATTATGCCTGATAATGTTATTAGTACTCAAGGCTTCGTATCTTCCCATTATGGTTGATTCTGTAGGCGGTCCGGAAATCCATTCGCCATCTACCATCGAACCACTATCGCTAATCAATTTTGCAGTATGTGGGTATCTTACCATGAACTATTTGCTTTACCTCGTGGAACAACTATTTTATTCAGCGCACTTGCTTTCTCCGGCTCTCCGTTAGCGTTATACAAAGACCTTGCAGTGCTAATGTAATACGATCGTGGATAGGTTTCTGAAAGCTTGTTTTCTGAAAAGTCAGGACGATTCCCAACAAAGGCGTACAAGTCAGCAGCGCACAGATTCACTTTCGTATCTACTTCGTCACTGTACGTGCCCGCTCCTGATATGGAGCGGACAGTAAGTACTTTAGTCAGAAAGTTAGCGGACGTATCCTCCAACCCCGGAAAAGACAATATGGCTTCTGAAATAGTCATCTTCTACTACTCAGGTTTATCGGTTGCCTCGGTGTCGTTAGAATCCCAATCTGCACCATCTGTTTTCAAGATGTACATTGCTTCAGGATCATTGATTACCGGGATAGCATTCGCTTCGGCCTTTGTCCATTCTTTGAATGGTTCAAGCTCGCTCCACTTAGAAGTAAGTACGAAATCTTTCTTCACAGTAATAGCTAACTTGTTGTAAGCTTCCGAATTTTCACCTGCAATTGGTCCGTGTTGAATATCCCCAACTTGAAGATTTTCTAAGAAACAAACGCGGTTTGCTTCCCATGGGTTAACTGTAGTACGAGCGTGCGATTTATCCTCAATACGGATAGAGGGATCAACAATCACAATAGTAACCGGTTTTTCCTGTGCAGACAAATAATCATTGATTACTTGTTTTGTTACAGTCAATTTGGTTGTATTGTTTACCCAACCTTTAAGGGTATCGACAGTTGATTTTTGTTTCTTCAACAAACTGAAATCACTTGAACGCATTACAACGTAGCTGATTGATACGCCGTCAGCTGCAGCAGCAACGATTGTATCTTCAATGTCTTGAAGACCATTAGCAGTAGCAGTTGTAGCCCAATTTACAGAAACTTTTTTCTTGTTTGCTCCTGGCATTCCGCATCCAACGAATTCTTCAGTAACAATACCATTGTTATTGTCAGAACTCAAGGTGAAACCACCCTTTGACATCAGTTGCATACACCACCATTCGAAACGACCACGTACACCATTGTACACAAAGTCAAGGTCATTAAATGCCAAGTCCAAAATTGCTTTCAATCCGGCATCACCTTGTACGTCGCGAGATAGTGCTTGGTACTCATTCCATTCACTTTCGTTCAAACCACGTTTGATGGCAGTTTTAGGAATATCACCGGACATTTTGCCCACTACTTCACGCTTCTTTTGAGGAGCCTTAGAATCGTAGCTGATTACGTCGGCAATAACAGGCGCACCCTTTTCACCGCTCAGAGTTTCCCATTTAAGGGACATTTTTTGTTTGATTCCGAAAAAGTTAGGAAAATATACAGGTTTTACGGTTCTAGCGCTTAAACGTGCTTCCATGTTTTTGGAATTCACTTGTTTGATTAAACTTCTTTCCACTTTTTGTTTATTTTAAAGGGTTTGACTTACACAAAACGAATGTTCAACTTGGCCTTAATGGCTTCGTCAATAGGATACGGCATAACCGATTCGATAACGGTACCATTGGCAAGCAATCCACTCTGTTGATTGGCAACAGTAGTATCTACTTTGTTCATGGTAATAGCTTCAGGAGTGTACTTGTAAGCAGCACTTCCAGCAGCAGCAGCAGCGTTGGCCAACACTAAAATACTGTCTTTAGCAGCAGCAGTTAGCGTTGCATCAACAGTGATAATGTCTTTTGTAGCATCAGTTTTAACGATGGCAGTAATCGTAGCAGCAACTTTGGCAAGTCCCGAAGGAGTAACCACATCACCAACTACAAATAAATGGCCTTTTAATACTGGATAATCTGTCGCGGTAGCACCGGCAGCAGCCTGCATTTTTGCAGTTTTTACAACATGATAAAGACCATTGGCATCTTTACCCACAACAACAAGAGGAGGAAGCTCATCAACTACCGATTTTACGTCAGCGCGAGCAATGGTACCACCGCCTGTAACATCTTCAAGGATTGACTCAATCCCCGGAGCATACTGAAATTCAGTTTCTTTTTTTCTGTACATGATTTTTTAAAATTAAAATTATTTACCTAGTCCCAAATCTACAGTTCCGACGGCAACAGTGCTATCGCTGTTCATTATTTTACCCCATTCCTCAACTGACTTTTCGCCAGCAGGTTTTCCGGTTGGTTGTACGTAATGATCGCCCACCATGTCAACCATTAGCGACTGTACAAACTCAGTATGATCAGTTAC